CTGCACCCGGGCCTGAAGCGGAATAACTATTGCACCATCTCGTTCCGTATCTCTTTTCTGCATCTGTCGTGTCAGTCGGCAGTTCAGCCTTGGTCAGTATGTGCGTTGCTTCTCCACCGGTATCGCCTACGGCGTAGGAAGAACCGGCACCGACGATGAACTTGTCCCGGAGGTTCGGTGTCGAGTTGTTCCCATCGCACAGGTACCACCCGGAAGGGATGGAGGCGATCGAACCACTCCAGATAGTGATGACGCCTGAAGGAGCAGCGATATTCAGTTGATCAACCATGTCGTCAAAGTTGTCATTCACCTCGGCAGATTTTGCCACAGTTGACGGTGAGAATGTGTGTGTTTTTGTAGCCCAAGACATAGTATTTTATTTTACTTTTTCACATTTTCATCGTTGAACTTTTCTATGTCTTTGAGTCTCTTCTCTTCTGACTCTCTGTATATTCTACGATCCTCCATGGCCACCCGTTCGGCCGCCAACTTTTCCTCTCTGTCGGCGTCGAAGCTCGAGAGTCTTTTCGTTCTGATTTTGAGGGCGTTTGTTCCGGGATCCGCCACCGTGAGCTTGTCGAAACGATTTGGACGGCCGTCACCATGATCATCGGTCTCATGCTGTTCCCAGTATATTTTGTGATGCTTGAGAATCCGGTTTGCCGTCTCTTCCACTTTGCTCCCGGATACGAGAAGCGGCTTGCAGGTAGTGCAGACCGCTACTTTGAGCATGCTCCCATCTGAGAGTTCCATCGTGTGCTCAGCATAATTCGGCAAAGCCTTCTTCCCACGAGGACGAGTGATGTCCATGATCTCAGTGCCGCAGTTCGTGCAGTACCCGACCATCCGTTTCATTTTTTCAGTGAGTGAAGACATAGGCTATTTTTCTACTTTCCCTTTGTTGAACCCGTCGCATTTGAACCCAGCCGATCGATCATGGCATGTCCCACACTTCCCTCCTGGGTAGACATCATGACTCGAATATGCGTGCTTGCATTTCCGGCATGTGTTCGTGTCCACTAGCTCTTTTGGTGGGAGCGGTGGGAGATCTGCTCGAGTAAATTTTTGCCTAATTTAGGAGGGAGCTGTTGGATTGTCGGCGGTGATGGAGTCGACGAGCTGACGATTGATCTCCTCGATTCGCTTGACGATGTCCGGCTGCTTGTTGGATAGCTCGATTATAGCAAAATCCGGATGGTATTGCACCCTCATGATCTGAAGAACCTGAGAAGCGGCGTTCGTGATGTCGTAGTCCCAGGCGTCGACATCCCACACGATCTCATCCCAGAGGTTGTTCGCCTTGGCCGTGGCGTTTCGTATCTGGACAGTCTGACCGACATAGAGAGATTCGATATCATAGCCTCTTCCAGTGAGACGATTCTCTCCGTTGTTGTCGATGACCTTGGCCACGATACGGATTTCCGGTTCTGATAGATTCTCGAATATCCGATCCTTGATCTTGTCCGAGGTACCAGAGGCCGTCACTCGCTCGTCGACATACTTGATGGCCTTCGTTCCGTAAGCCGTGACCGACCCGGCATCCGTATATTTCTTGTAGAGCTTGGGAGATCCACCACCCACGAAGTAGATGGTATTGATGATGTTCTCGACACGCTTCTCGGGATAGTACTCGGAGATCTCTTTCCCGAGAGTGAGGATATGATCGGCCGTGGAGCTCTTCTGTTCGAAGTAGATGATATCGTCCGCCCCCACCCGGAGGTACCAATCAAAGGGAGCGAGGTCGAGGCATTTCATCATGACTTCCTGATAGGTGGCCGTGTTGAATTTGTAAGTGACCGTGGTGCCAGTGGCATCGGTGGATGATCCATTGTAGTCCAGGCGTCCCCCGGCGGCCGTGAATTTGTCAAGGGCGTCTTTGAGGATGGCATCCGGAGCTTGGGTGGTGTAGGTGACTTCGGTATTCCCGGCACTCTCGAGCATCATCTGCTGAAGCTCCCACCAGTATGAGAGGAATGTGACCTCGACAATTTCTCTGGCTCCGACGATCTGTGGAACATATCGAGATATTTTTCCGGAGTAGATCAGGACTCCAGTGAATCCGGTGTCTTCGTCGAATTCATAGAGCTTGAGCTGATTCTCGTAGTCGACACTGATGCCTTCATCGTAGTCGCTTTCGCTTCTGGCCAGTTGTACAACGAGCTCCGAGAACCCCCCATTGATATCTATCGAGAATTCAGGCTCATTGATGACATCCGTCCAGGTAGTGATGAAGGTTCCGGCTGAATCGTAGATCTTGTAGAGGTACCGCTTCCGTGGCATTCCGTCGTTGTTTTCAGACGGGCTCGGAGAGACTGAAGCTGACGGGGACGGCGATGGGGATGTGGAACGAGAGATACTCGAGCTCGGGCTTGGTGACGGGCTCGGGGATGAGCTCGGAGATGGTGAAGGTGAAGGCGATGGGGAACGAGAGATACTCGAGCTCGGGCTCGGAGATGGTGAGGTACTCGGGCTCAAAGAAGAAGACGGGGAGGGGGATTTTGAAACAGATGACGACGGGCTCGGTGACGGAGAGAAAGATGCTGAAGGGCTTGGTGAATGTGACGGGCTCGGGGAGACACTTGGTGATGGAGAAGAACCAGACGCCGGTTTAATAGCAATGGCAGCTATTGCTGCCTCATCAGCACCAGAACCAGATGACCACCCTGTTGTCGTAGCAGCAGGAGTGGATATTGGACCTTTGTATCCTGCATTGCAACCGAAATCACCACCACCATTCATTGTTACTTCCCAAGCTATCGTCTCGCCATTACTTGGAGCAGTGTCAAAGTCACTGGCATTGTATATGACATTGAATATCCATGCGTTTGCTGTGATAGTTGTAACAGATGCAGTCCATGGGTCACCAGTACCACCTGGATTTGCAAGATAGCTTGCACCAGCAGTTGCTTCAATTGGTGTTGTTTGGTCAACTCCAGAAAAGTGGACACCACCAATAACTGCTCGATCAACTGTTCCGGCGTATGTTACTACCAAATTGTGAGTTCCTGATGTTGGCGTTTTTACATGCCAAATTTCTGCTGTTATGTATCTAGCTGCGTTGGGACCATCCTGTACTTTATCAGATGTAAGGTTTTCACTCGTATTCCAAGTAGCCCCTGTTATGTGTCTGAAAGCTCCACCACCAGAATTCCTTAAAGATGATCCCATTACTAGCAACCCATTAGAAACAGAACCCAGTGTGAGAGAAAGTGTTATTGAGCTAGTGCTAGTCTGCTCCGTTGAATTTCCTTTTACATCAAATGCAATGGCTAGAGAAACAAGATAATGCGGTGGTATTCCTGTTTTTTCAAGCAAACTAGCTAACCCAATCACTCCAAGCAAACAGGCGTATTTTAATGACATTACTACAGCGTTCCACTCAACTCCAATCTCCTGTGCAACCTTCTTTAAGAACCAATCTAGTGAGAAAGACCTTGTTATCTTGTATGGCTGTATCTCGTTTTTCCTGTACTGATACAGGGTAATGAATCCAAACTTGCTAATTTCAGCCCTGAATCTCTCTTCAGGAGATATATTGTAAGATATGGGTATCTCTTTTTTCTCTGAATCAATGTTGAAAAGAGACCGGAACCACCATTGTGTCCGTCTCGCTTTTCTCCTTACCTTTCGGTATATTTTATCGATCAATGGCATCATAGTGAGGCAAGATATCAATGACTTTTCCCCATCCTGGAACCTCGTCCGATTCCGTCCATCCTTCAGTATACTTCTGATTCCTGAATTCTTCTTTTTTCCACCGAGTCTTTGTGAGGTTTTTCCCGTGACGGATATCGATATTCGGGAATTCCGAGAAGAATGCCTCTGATGTCCGATCATCCACTCTCTCCAGACGGTTGTGTGTCCCCGGCTCGAATCCCATCTTCATCGTGAAGCCATCCTTCTCTACCATCTCGACTCGTTTCTTGTAGTGCTCGATCAATACCTTTCGATATGCGACGAGTCCCGATGTCTGACGGCATCGGTAATGGAGAGCATTCCCTGAATCCGGGTCGATCTTCCAGACATTCTCGTTGTAGTAGAACCGGTCTTTCTCTGGAGGGGTGAAGTTGAAGTGGCTCGGGTGGTAGAGCACATCGTGCTCACAGAAAAAAATGACATCACAGGTGGATTTCTCGAGAGCGGCCATGATCTGTTTGAACATAGCCAGATACCCACGATCCATCTTCACATGCACATTTTTTCCACCGAAGGCAATAGGTTCAAGTGATGAGCTCACGATCCGGTTGTTCGGGATAGTCTCGAGGATCTGCTTCTGGACGGCCGACATGATCTTCGGGTCGAGTCGGTTGTCCGTGTAGTAGATGACCCCCTTGGTGATGTCCCAATCAGGCACAGGAGCGAATTTCTTGAGGAGCCAGGCCATATCCCTCCCGTCCTTGATGCCAGGCCACAGACCGTCCCTGAAGAGGCTCCTGGAGTGTTCCCTGGCCTTTTCTATGGCATCCTCGGGGTTGTGGTAGGGGAAGCCGAAATCTCCTCCCTGAGTGCGAAAAAGGTGGGCGTACCAGGTTTTCTTGTTGCAGACGACCTTCCCACCAGACATCCAGGTCTTGCAGGCCACCTCGACCCCTTGCTGACCCCAGGAACCGAAGGCCTCATCGCAGATATTGAGCTCCCAGTACTTCTTCCGGGTGAGCATGAAGCATGACCCCTGAATGGACATTGTTTCAGAGATCTCCGTCTGAGCTTCTGGACGCTTGGCGTAGTCGTTGAAGTATTGAAAATGGAGGGTCTTGTCGAAACAGAAAGAGGTGGAGTTCGGAGACTTCCGAGGTTCCCACATGACATCCCTCTCGGTAGGCTTTCCGCAGACCTTGCAGTCCCCGGACGGGCTCTGATCCCTCCGGTGTCCATCCGGACAGACCCAGTCGAATGCGTGGAGATTCTTCATGATCGGAACCATCGTCCAGTCATCCTGCATCTCGTTCATCATCTTCACATCGAACCCTCTATCGAAGGCACAGTGAGCATCGACTTTCATGACATACTTCGCTTTCGAAAGCCGGCAGGCTTGATTCGTACCGGCACGCTGACCGACGACTTCCGGACTGTATATGATGGTCACCCGGTCATTTTGGGGGATCCCTGGATCCGACCACTGACCGTCAAGAAAAATTATGATCTCCGTGTTCCCTTCGATATTCGAAAGGATATCCTCGACCGTTCGGCGGAGGAAGATTTCATTCCGTGCAGGAATCAAAATTGAGAGATCGTATTGCATAGAGGCTTGATGTAAAACCAGGACGGGCTCTTGTCCTTGGCAGTGATGAAGAGGGTCTTGATACCATTCTCCTTGATATGTTTGCCGATGGCCTGAATCACGCCGTATCCTTCCGTGGTCACATAGTCATGGCCGGCCACGATTCCACCGGGTCGAACCTTCTTCGACCACTCCCGGATGTCCTCCTTTGCCGATTCATAGGTATGATTCGCATCGATATAGACGAAGTCGAGACTCGAGTCTTCGAAGTCCGAGATGGCATCCATGCTCCGCTTCTTGATGCAGACGCCGCCCCTGCCTCCGATGATCGTGTGAGCTTTGTCCATAATTTCCCGGTACTTCTCCATGGTCACATGCTCCCGGTATCCTTCGTATGGCTCCCACCAATCGATGCCGTAGAGCTTCAGGTTCTTGTTCTTGTCGAGGAGCACTTTCGAATATCTTCCGCTCTCCACACCGATCTCGGCACCGTAGTTCATAGACAATTCACCCAGTACCTCGGCCAGTGATTCCCGGGAAGCCTGACTGATCAGGACGATTCCCTCTGGAGAAGAGAGGCTGAATTTCTGCTCGATATGGGGGAGCGGTTCCAAGAATTTCTCCTTTGGTACCGAAGCGTGATCCCAGTCGAATCCCTCCCAGGTCGGGCAGGGCGAGAATTTATCCACCAACCACTTCAGGTCATGGATCTGTTTGTGCCAGGCCTTCTCGGTGATGAAGCGATTCGTCCCCTCGTTTCCGTGGATCAGAGAATCATTCGAGAGTCGATACCCCCGGCCGTACTTCTTCCCCTTGTGGAGATGAGCATACCAGGTCTTCTTGTTCACGATCACCCGGCCGCCGGAGAGCCAGGCCTTGAGACCGATCTCTGGTGCCTCCTGTGCGAATCCTCCGTAGGTGTCTTCGTCCATGAGCTCGAGCTCGTAGAAATAGGCTTTCTTCATGAACCAGGCGGATCCCTGGAAGCTCATGAGGTCGTCGATCTCTACCTTCTTCAGCTCCGGATCCCGATTGCGTTCCTCCCAGAGTTTTCCATGGAGTCCGGCACCACCGAAGTCATTCGGATCAGTCGGAGCGGAGAGAAACATGTAGTCGATGTCCGGCTTTCCGCAATCTTGGATGCACCAGTTCTCGGCGTCCAGTCTCTTTCGGCGTGGTACCACGACCCAGTCGTCCTCGCAGTCGGCGATGAGGATCTTGTCGAACCCCTGTCCCACCATGCAGTGAGCATCGATCTTGAGAATGTATTCCCCCTTAGCGAGAGCGACGCCGGCATTGATGGCCGCACGCATCCCATGAGATACACCTCGATGGATGATCTTGACTCTTGGGTCGTCCTTCAAAGCAGGATCAGGCCAATACCCATCCAACACTGCAATGACCTCGATATCACCTTCAGCATGGAGGAGGAGGTCGTCGATGGTATTTTGGAGAAACTGCTCATTTCGAGCAGGAATGACGACGCTCAGCATAGGTCATGCGTATGATTTGGTATATGAAGTCTTCCGGGTGTAGGTGGCACTCGTCCCGGTGAGCGTGATGAGGAAAGCATTCGCCCCCACATAGAATTGAGGGAAGATCCCGGTGTAGGCGGACTCCACACCATTGATAGTCACCTTCATGTTCTCCTGGTCGAAGACCACGACATCCCCGTTGTCGAAGCTATCGAGGACGGTGATCTTGTTGCCGTTTGCTTGGAAGTCAATCTGAGTGATAGCATTCTCGGCCGTGAAAGTGAGGGTGAGCTGAAAGTCATCCGGGGGAACCGACCCATCGATAGTGATGGATTCGTTCTGGGTGAGGTCGGTGATACCGGCCAGAGTGTCCTCAGTCCGGGCAGTGTTGTATCCGACACCGGCCGGCACCACGAATTCCACTTCGAACGGAGCGAAGGTCATGTTGAAATAGTCTCGCTTCACCTCGCACCGGACGGCCGTGGCCACGAATCGACGGGTACCTGATCCATAGTCGATGTCGAGGTTCTTTGACGAGAGATCCATGAGTGCCTTGAATGTATCGATATTCGCCTCCAGGTCGGCCTTGTTGTCCCCTTTGATAGTCCCGATCATGAGGAATCGTTTCTGACGGTACTGAGCGGTCACCAGGTTCGCTCCACGCTGCCGGGCGAGCTCGTAGAGAAAGACCTCCTTGTTGTTCGTTTCCTCCGCCGTGAAGCTCCGTACACTGTACGGATCAGACATGAGAGAGGTGTTGTTGAATGTGATATTCATAGGCTAGATGGCACCCATTCGGGTGAGTTCTTGTTTCCGGGCGATGGCACGCTCGACCTGTTGGATGACTGATCGCACATCCATGTTGGCCGGCGGATTGATTATGTTGACCGTGAGACCACTCCCTACTCCTGATCCCTGGGTGGATGGGGTGATGTTCCCAGACTGGGATGGCGTGAATACCTCGGCACGGTGCTCACCGACGATATAGGACTGACCGGCTGTCACGGCTCCACCGAGAGCTCTCTTCTTTTTCTTTTCGACATCCACGGTGATGGTGATGTCTCCGAGCTGATCCTTCAATTCCTTCCGGAGATCCTTCAGTTTGTCCTTGTATTCTTTCTCCACGCTCTTCAGGTGGCTCTTGAGAGCCTTGAGCTGATCTTTGTAGTCCTCTTCACGAAGTTTCTTTTCCTCGGCGAAAGTAGCCTTGATCTGCTCGATCTCATCGAGAGCCTGGAAGTCTTTGAGCTTCTGAATTTCAGAAGCGAATGCTTGCTGATCCTGGATGTGCTTCTGGAGGAAATCCTCGACGGTGGTGATCTGAGCCTCACGGGTTTTCTTCTCCTCCTCCGTTTCGTTGGCGTTGTGCTCTGACTTCAGACCGGCCAGTTCCTTCTGCTTGTTGACGATGATCTCAGCGACGGAGTTGTTGAAATCCTTCTGCTTCTGGAGCTCCTGCTTCTCGAATTCTTTTTTGAAATCTTTTATGTCCTGCTTGGCAGACTTGATCGCATCCTTCATCTCCTTCTTCAGGTCTGAGATCTTTTTTGCAGCGTCCTTCACCTTCTTCGCCATATCGCTTGCAGCCTCACCGAAGTCCTCCATGAGAGGCGGAGCGGCCTTGAGACCGACCGATGTATCATTGATCGCTGAATCGACGCTCACGAAGGCATCCTCGAATGAGGTGGTCATGTCATTAACATTCCCAGTGATCGAGTCCTTGGTACCCTGCCAGGCGGCATCGAGATTATCGAAGGACATGGTGAAATCCCCAGAGAAGACATCTTTGAGGTTCTGTCCGAAGTCGACTACCAAGGCTCCCATCGCCCAAAATGTGCCTTTGACGATATCATAGAGGATCTGCATCGAGTTCCAGATGGTAGAGGTGACCCACTTGAATGACCCTACCAGAGCGGCTCCGAAGGCTCTCAGGTACACCTGGAGAGCGGCTGAGCGTGCCTGGAATTGATCCATGCCGGTGATGCCCTGCATGAAGGCGTCTGTGAGTCCCCGGGTGATCCCAGATCCGAATGCCTCCTGGAGTTCCCCGGCCTGATTCTTGAGCCAGGTCATCCGGCCACCAAAGGTCTCGAGCTGCTTCCTTGCGGATCCACCGAATTCTTTGTTCAGCTCGGCCAGGATGAATTTCTGGGCTTCCATACCCTTGCCTGCCTCGACGAGCTTCCGGATCATCTCGGTCTGTGTCTGATTGAAGTTCACACCGACACGACGAAGAGCAGTGACTCCCAAGATAGGATCCTGCAATGCTTTTCCGAGTTGGATGGCCGAGTTCTTCACATCCTGTCCGAGTGCCTGGCTCATGTCGAGCATGGTCTCTGTGACCTGAGGAAAGATATCGTGCCCGATGTTTGTGAAAGTGAGGAGAAGGTTCTGTCCGGACTGCACCACTTCATCGGCGAAGGTCGTGACATTCTGCATCTCGCTCGCCATCTTTCCGATCTCGTCGGTGGTGAATCCGACCGTGTTCCCGGTGGACTTCAAGACAGCCTCAGTCTGAGCGATGACCTTGGCCTGTTCATTCCAGGCGGTGACGGAATCGAGGATTCCCTTCTTGACAATGGCATACGCCCCGGCCATTCCGCCGAGGGTTTTCCACATGTTCTTCAGTCCCATGTCCGACTTGTCGACCCGTCCCTTGAGTGAGGTGAGGTCGGAAGAGAGCTTCTGAAGCTCGGCTGTGGCCTTATTCTGTGCCGAGATGATGAGTTGTAGTTCCGTTGTTTGCATGTCGGTCGAGTTTTTCTTTTACTACTTTTTCCTCGTGTTCGACCTTCCTCATCATCCAGAGTGTTCTTAGAAAAGAGGCCGGCTGTCTCATGTAAGTCCAGTAGTCCCAGTGCATCTCACGGCACATGATGGCCATCGAGACTTCTTCAGGTACTTCTGACTCACCGAGTGCAACCAGCCTCGAGTATTGATCTTCAGCTAGAGAGTTTTTTTTTCCTCGTCCTCAGTCAAGGTCTTCACGAAATTGATGACCTGATTGTAGTCCTTGGCAGGAAGCTCGACGAGCCTCTCATTGATCTTCTTTGTATCCCCATCCAGGGAGACAACCCAAGCGTCGATCACGGCGTCCTTGTACTTGATGAGTTCGTCGGCACGATTGCCTTCTTCCTCGACTACCTTCCCGTCCACGATCCGGATATCGCCGGTCATCTTCTTGATGAGTTCACGGTTCTCCGACTCGGTGAGGTATGATCTCACGACCACTTTCTTCTTCGAGATTTTGAGCTCGATCTCTTGTGTTTCTCTCTCCATAAAACTTTTAGAGTGTAGTGAATTAGGCGGCCATGTTGATCAGGTAGCAGTCGGCGATGAGACGGCTGTTTGCCGAATCCCAGAGGGCGGTGAAGTTGATCGTCTGGCCGGCGATCTCATCGTTGCCACGCTGACTCTCCCACTCCGAGAAGTCCACGACTGGGAGCTCGAGGTAGAATTCGGCTTGCCCGGCGGTGGCGATAGTGTCTCGGGTATTGAGGAGCTTGATGGAGATAGCTTTCACCGAACCGTTCAGCATGTAGTCACGGTATGTGCGATCCTCGTAGTTCAAGACGAGTGACCCTTGGATGGTGAATTGCTTGTTCAGGATATCTTCCGGCTCGAGTGTTCCGTTCACCCAGTCGTAGTCGGCATTCTTCTGGACGGTCATCTTGAAGCTCTTCACCGAGATAGCACTGGCGGCGGCAAGTCCGGAGATGTTGGCGGCGACCTTCATGATGAAGTCACGGCCGACGAATTTGTAGTCGGCTGCCGGTGCCGGCGTGAATGACGCATCGTTCCCCTTGCGACCCTTGAGTCCGGCGACGAATTTGACGATCTCTGCCGGAGTGACTTCGATCTCGAGCGAATCCACCATGACACCCTTGAAGAGGGTATCGCCGATCGGATCCTCAACCCAGATCGAAAGCGTCGGGTGCTGATTGCTGTTCAGGATCGAGTAGGTGTGCTTCTTGGCCGAGGTGTAGACCGTCGTGGTCGTATCCGTACCGAAGAGGCATTCCAGGATATGACCGAAGCTGTTCACATTGATGTCACCCTCGATGGCACCTTCGGAGAATCGTCCGGTGACGATGGACTGATCTCCCATGCCGGCAATGTTTCCAAAGTTCTCTGAGCTCCGTGCCTTGTTCGCCTTGTCTTCAAAAGTGAAGTTGGTCTTTGGCATGGTATAGGTGGGGGCGACGGCCGCCCCTCTTGTGACCTCCAGACCGAGACCGACCTGCACCCTTCTTCCGATGTATTTTGACATAAAGTTTTTTTACTAGTTTGATTTTGTGACCCGTGTGGCTATTTCAATCTTTGCGACTACGAATTTCCCTTCCTCATCTTCGGCAATCTCGACCGTGGTCGGCCGGACGCCGATCATCGTTTTACCGGATGGCAGTGATATCCCATCGAGGAATTCATTGCTGTCGAATCGGTCGGCTATCGTGTCACTCAGTTCTTCAAGGATCAGTCTTGCCTTCCGTCTATCGATCGCCCCTTCGACGATCTGGTAGACGAAGAGTGTGTATGCGTAGAGTATATCATTTTCTGTCGTGGAAAGGTAGGTCGAGGTGTTCCCGTTGTACGAGATCTCGATCCCCGGCCAAGTATTGAAATCTTGATTCGGGTAGTCTTCCACTTGCCCGACCCCGGTGGTGGCGGTTAGGTAGCTTTTGATGTATTCCTTGATGATTGAAGCTGAGGTGGTCATGAGGCTTTTCTTACTGTTTCACGGATCACGCCGGAGATGCGGTCATTGAAAAACTTCTCGATCTTCCCTTGTCGAGACCGGGCAGTGATTTCGAAGAATGGTCGGGGCTGCATGTAGCGAGTCCCCTCGTGGACAAAGAGAGCGTAGGGGGTGAGACGAGAGGGTGAGACGATGACTCTGAGCTTCCCGGTCTGACGCATCTGGATACCCCGTCGCATGGCACCGGTATCGATCGGAGACTTGAACATGCTCTCTCCGGTAGTGATGACCTTCTTCACTTCTCCGGCCGTGAACACTCCGGCCGCCAGGATAGCCTTCTGGATGCCGTCGGCCATGTCGAATTGCAACCGGTGGAATGCCCGGAGGAATTTGTCTTCGTTCCTGATTTTGATTGAGATCTCGTTCATCAGTTTATTTTCTGCATGGTGATTTTGAAATAGTCGGCAGCGAATCCATCGTTCCTGTTTTCCACTCCACCCGAGATGACCTTGTAGATGTTCCCTTCCCGGTCGAGGACTTTGTCTCCGACCACGATATTCCTATCCACATCGAGATAGCAGACGAACATCTTCCCGTATCCACCGCCTGCCATGGCCGCCTTACCGTCTGAAATAGGCTGAATCGTGGCCTGGAGCGTGGTCGTGAGGGTGGAATAGGTCTGCTTGTTTCCGGCTACCTCCGAGAGCCTATGGATGGCGACTGTTTTATCGAGGAGGAACATAGGCTTATAGATTCGGCTTCTTGTATTTATCGAGAACCTTTTGAAGGGTAGGATCCTGCTCGGAAGCCTTGGCAAAGACGACGGAATGGTCTCCCAGACGCTCAGATTCGAGTCCTGAGGCCTTCTGGTCACGGAACATGAGCTCTACCATCTTCATGCAGGCGAATTGCAGGTCGTAGGGCATATCCGCAGCCGAATAGCCGGCCGTGAAGGTTGCCCGGTAGTTCCTGATCCCACAGGAGAATCGGGCGGTGCCGATGAGTATCCCTTCGTCGTCCTTCCTCCAGTAGCTTGCTGAGTCGATGGTCTCCCACGAGGAGGAGTTATCGGCCGCACCGTTTTTCTCGAGAAGGGAAAAGGCTGTGACCGGGTACTGTGGCAGGAGGATCTCTTTCTCACCGTTCCCATCGAATGCTTCCTGGGTGTAGACCGTAGACTTGAACCGACGACCGGTGTAGGTCTCGATCATGTCGGTCGCTATATTGATGAAGAGCTTGATGGATTCGTCCTTGGCTGTGTTTGTATACCCGAGGTATGATCGGGTGTCGGCAAGCGTGACGATAGCGTGTGAGACGAGATCCATGTCATTTATTTCTTACTTTTGATTTCACCGGATGGAGCATTTTGTCCTTCGGTGCCTTTTCCATCTCTTTCAGACGACGCTCTTCGGACTTTGAATGGTAGACGATCTCAGCCTCTCCACGATCAATCATTCCATGAGCGAGTCCGTTCTCGACCTGGACGATTTTCCCTGTCTTGATGATCCTGAGTGTCTTCATAGTGTTTTGAGGATAGTCTTCCCCGGGAGAAGATCCCGGAGAAAGTATCCCAGAAACAGACTAGGGAATGTTCGTGAGCTTCTTGAAGTAGGACGGGAACACGACGAGTCCACCGACACGCTTGACAACACGGATAGCCGTCTTGTCCTGGGTGAAGGTTGTCTCGGTGTCATCCGTGACTTTGACAGTGATGCCCTTGCGGTCACCAATGACATAGCCCTCCTTGAAGTTTCCAAACATGATCTGTCCCTCTGGAGCATCGTCCACTTCGACGAATTCGTACCCGTTGAGGGTCGGAGGCGTCCCGGCCTGGATGTTTCCATCCTGCCACAGGTAGCGTCCGTTCGAATCCTTCAATTTCTTGAGCTCTCGGATGTTTACCCCATTGCTGAGGTACTTCGCACCCTTGCGGAATTTCTTCGGCAACGAGTATTCAAGATTGATCAGATGATCAATGGTGAGGTTGGAACCGGCGACCGAAGTCGTACCGATCATAGAGTTGGTGAACAGACCTTCCGGCTGAGTCGTCCCATTACCAATCAAGAACGCTGACTCTTCTTTCTCGAGGATTCGCTGAGCGAACCGCTTGATCAATACGGACACGAGGTCGTATACGGAGTCTTCGATCAATTCATCGGTGAGATAAATGATCGAGGCGAGCTTGAAGGCAGTGAGGGTCTTCTGAGCGAATTCCGCAGTGGTGGTCGTCTTGCTGGCTCCTTCAGCCGTCCAATAAGTTTCCGGTCCATTGAGGATTTCGTCGAGGGTCTTGGTCTTACGGTTCATCGTAATGACGGACACCATCGGACGAATCGTGGCCTGTTGGTAAATCTCTTCACGCAACTGACCTTCGAATTCGGTCGGCACAGTGTACAATCCGTCGGCATTCACGCCTTCAGAAAGTGCTTTTACCGCTACCGAGTCTCGGTTCACGAGAGCGATACAGAATGCCTTGACTTTCTCTTCTGCTGTGAGTTCATTCACGGCCTTCTGAGTGTCTTCAGCGACGAATACCTTGAGGACATTCGCCTCCTGGCTCTTTGAGACGAGTTCTTTCATCTCACCGACGATCTCATCCTTGAGAGTGTCGAGACCGAGTTCCGCACGGATGGCCTGAGCCATCTTTACGGCTTGCTCGCCGAGAGCCCTCTCTTCTGCTTCAACTTCTTCCTTTGTTTTAGACATAGTTATTTAGCACCTCCTTTCCTGGTCGCCTTGGCGACTCGCAAAAGTTCCTGCATAGCACCCGTCGCCTGTTGCAGCAAACGGATATTCTGTGCGAGGTTCTTTTCCTCGACCTTCTCACCCTCTTCTCCGGCTTTTTCGACATCGCTGTCCCCGGGGGTGGATTCCTTTTCGGCAAACGCCGCTAGAAATTTCTTGAATTTGGCCTGCTTCTTGGCCACTGCATCTTCGTCGTCCTCATCATCATCCTCATCATTGCCAGTGAGATCCTTGAGAGCTCCCTTACCGAGCACTCCATCCGTTCCGAGCTTGGCGATGATCTTGGAGAGTTCCTTGCAGAGCGGGGTGAAGTCGGAGGCAGGAATCGTCTCGTCCCAGTAGATCCACATGAAAGCGTCCATGGCCTTCCAGAGCTCATGACAGTTTTCCTCCTTCATGGCGTACTCGCTCGGATTGTCGAGCTTGTCCTGGATAGCACCCTTGGCCTTCTCGATCTTTGCCAGGGCTTCGGTGGCGTCTACCTTCACAGTCACCTTCAGCTTGTCGCCGATGGCCTTGGTACGCTCGAGGCGTTCCACTTCCTTCCGGAGTTTCTCATCGAGGAGCCACTCCTTGCAGAGAGCAACGGCCAGGTCATTGTCGGTCATGCTCTTGGCATAGACGACGGCCTTCGGGTTAGCCGGCACCGCCACGAGTGAGATCTCGAGTAGTTCCGCTTTCCGGGTGATGTTCTGATCTTTCGAATCGAATTCACGAGGAATGTAGCCAACGGAAAAAGTCCGGAGGATACCCTCCTGGACGAGCTGATAAGCCTGCTTCGCTTCCTCGGTAGCCTGAGAGAAGACCATCTTGAACATGAGCTTTCCGTTCTCGACGCCGATCTCGATGGCCTTGCCGATGGGGAAGTTGTGATAGTTGTGATGAGCGAGAATCACTGGGTTCGCCAGGAAGTTCGTGAGATCCCATCCGTTCTGATCAATGACTTCATTGTCACGATCAGGATCGGCCGTCGATGCGATGCCGATGACCTCTCCGTCTTTCTTCTCCAGTAGTCCCTTGAGCTTGTACAACATATCTCTTTTTGTTTATGAAAATAAAAAGCCCTCGTACAGACTCTCGTAGTTCTGCATGAGGGCTTCCGTGATCCCTAGAAGATAGACCTGATTTTGTCTCCACTATACCACCACTCACCCATTTCCTGCAATGGTGTGGATGATCTTCGATACTACCTTGTACTGGATAAAGAAGGAATTCGTCTTTCCGCACTTCTGGCATTTACGGACAACCGTCTCGCCATGGTGGAGCTCTTCCGAGATCCTCTCTATCGCATGGGAGCAACTTTTGCAAAAGAGAGTGAACATGGCTTCAGGGTTATTTCTTAGACTTCTTTTCGATGGCGTGGATGTGCTTGACTTCTTTCTCGTTCCGCTTCCGGTAGGCGATCATGTTCTTCGAATCGGTGAATATCGGGATGAGATCGCAACGGCAGGAAGGATGGAGCGGTGGACTGGAAACATCGTCGAGTCCGATCGGGAGAACGCCACCGGCAGCACCGGCGACTTCATCACCCTTGTCCCAGTAGTTATCCGTGACGCCCGTGGTCTTGCCATCCATCTCAGAACAGAATTCACAGACACGCTCATCGATGGCGGTGATCCACTGCTTCCCGGTAGCCCCCACTTCTTCGTAGACGGTCTCCTGAGCGAATCCGGCAGCACGGGACACTTCCGTCCGGGCGATCATCTGAGCCCTGGCAGGATCTCCGAAGTACTCTCCGAGCATGCCACGCAGTCCGGCGATGTCGCCTTCCTCTTCGTTCCACTTGGCGATGATAT